GCCTTTAATCTACCTATTAGAAAAGAAACTACGAATTTAGATCGCAACGAGATCGTACTCCAGTACAGACTTTTATTAGAGGAATTAGAGGAGTATGCAGATGCAGCGGCTGATGGTAATTTAGTTGAAGTAGCTGATGCCATTGGTGATATGCTTTATGTACTAATGGGGACTGCAATACGTCACGGCATTCAGGATAAATTAGAGGATATCTTTAATGAGATACACCGATCTAATATGTCAAAATTAGAAGATGGGAAACCATTGTATAATGAATATGGAAAAGTAATTAAATCCTCATCATATTCACCACCTAATATAAAATTCTTACTATGAACGACTGGTTGATACTTGCATTAGCTATTTCATGCCTAATAGTTATTGCAGCTTATCTTGACGGGAATGATAACCAAAACGGATTCTCTGCATGATAATAAAATTAAACGAATCGGAAGTACACTTCCTAAGAACGCTGGCCTCCACAAGAGCATTTTTTAGCAGAAAGAAAAACGTGGTGGACCAGAAGTTTGCCTCGGATAAGTCGGGATACGAAATAGACTTTGACGGGTGCCTCTCTGAATACGCCTTCTGTAAGTGGCACAATATACATTTCAGCCTCTCCTTTGGAGATGATACAGCAGGTCAGCCAGATTGCATATTTAAACATTTGAGCATAGATGTAAAAAGCACTCGCCTCCCAAAGGGGCGTATGATTGTCAAGTTAAATCCTCAACCGATGGATATGTATGTCCTTGCTATAATAGAGGATGACTACACAATTCGTTTTGCTGGATACGCCCGATCAGAGGATGTGAAAAAAGAAGAGAATATTCGCAACCTTGGAACAGGGGATTCGTACATTCTTGAACAGGATCAATTACTAAGATTTAAAGAAAATGCACACAAAAAAAACTAAAGTATCTTACTTCCACGATAAGGAAGAGAACAAAATGTTGGAGGTTACAGAATGGGCCAATGGAGCTGGAGTGGACATTGCCATAACCAATGAGAGTGGTAGGCAATTGATCCCTCTCTCTTATAGAGATGCAAAGAACCTACGCAGACTTATTAGGTATATACTACGTCCAAATGTTGATTAAAGGCTTTTATATAGAGGCTATGGAGGTCTTAACCAATACTGGAGGGATAGACTTCTTCGACCTAACTCCAACAGAACAATTGGTAAAAACTATGTTCGACATTCGAGATGTGATGTCTATACGTCAAGTTGATGAGTTGGTACCGGAGTATGCTGTAATAGAAATAGGCATGGGAAACCCACGCCTATTCAAATTATCTTACCAGTCTATAAAGTCTATCTTTATGAACCGAGATTCTATTTAGCGTAAGGGTTTTTACAAGACTCATCCATCTTGTTGTAATTTGCTCGGCCACCTTTACCGCCTTTTACAACCACTCCTTTTTTTCCACCCTTGTCTGCTTTAGCCTTGTCTCTCCAATCCTTTTGTTTTGGAGTTTCACTTGGAGCAGTACCTCTATAAGAAATGGTCTTAATAGACCTATCAACTTTTTGTTTTTTAATACCTTCGTTAAGACTTTTATTTAACGCCTTTTCTTCTCTTCGAACCTGTCTTTTTTCTTGACGAGCTTCTTTTTTAGGATTGTTATCAGTAGAAAATCCTGTTAGAGGATTAACCTTTGCGGTGGTGTACATTTTAGCCATTGTAATTTAATTAAGTTGTAATATCTAATCCATCCATTGCATATACGTTAACATTTGCATACGGGATATTAACATTAGTTGTACTGTTTAAAACCCCCATCTCCGAAATGTAACAAGCGTAACCTTCTTCCTGAGGAAAACGATATGAACAATAGTCCTGAATATTTGTAAGTAAGCGATCATTAGAAGATTTAATTGCAATTGGATCATACGAAGTAGGTAAAAATCTACTGTTGTCACCAGTTATAACAAAAGAAGTTAAAAAAGTGACCTTAGCAAAATTAATTACTTCATCTCCTCCAGCGTTATTAACTCGGATATATTCCTTTCTATTTAAGTCGAATGAGTTCATGGTATGAAATGTTTAAACAAAGATACTACTTTTTTAACAGTTCCATTTTTTATTACACGACTATATTTTTGCCATCCATTGCATATACATTTACCTTTGCGTATGGAATATTAACATTCGTAGTGCTATTTAAAATACCCATCTCAGAAATATAACAAGCGTAACCATCTGCATCAGTGTATATTTCTGAGCAATATTGAGATGCGTTAGTAATTAAATTTTGATTTGAACTTTGAATTGTAGCTGAATCATATACCGTAGGTAATAATTTAGCTATCTCAGCTGTAATGACAAAAGAAGTTAAGAAAGTAACCTTACTAAAATCAGTAAGTGGATCCCCCGAGGCGTTATTAACTCGGATATATTCTTTTCTATTAAGGTCGAATACGTTCATGGTATAAAATGTTTAAACAAAGATATTACTTTTTCTTTTAGCAATTCCATTTTTTTAAGGAAAGTGCCTTTCTTGTTGGCCTCCCTTTTTCGTCCTTCATAGGCCCAGGCATGCCAGACATTCTCGCGCAGAACGATTTGCGTCTCTTATCATCCTTACTTCCCTTCTTTATTTCAGAAGGTTTCTTAGTTACAGCGGTCTGCAACTTAGATCCTGGGTTAGCTTTTCTGTAAGAAGCAACTCCTTTTGCGTTGAGTCCTCCTGTGGCACTCTTACCCTCCTTTCGAGTCCACGCTGGTGTCTTTGCCATCACTTCTTCTTTTTAGTTTGAGACTTGATAATTTGCTTTTGTTTTTCCATTGCGGCAGTAGGAGCCTTTGGTTTTGCGCCAGTCTTTTTATTCTGAGCTGCCTTGGCTCTCAAATTATCCCAAAGTCCTCTTGGTGATACGCTACCATCCTTTCTTTTAAGCATCTGTTTTTTCATCGCCCTTGACCAACATTTCGTTTAACATAGTTTTTAGAAGTCTTAGAGCAAGAACACTTTGTCTTTGCAATAACACCTGGTCTTTTAACCTTTGGCTTCTTCTTGAAATTGGATGTACTCTGTACCTTTGCCATATATTATGATTTCTTTAACTTGTTAGCCTTTCTATTAGCAGCTATTGCATTCTTAGCTGAGTATTTTCTTCCTGTAGCAGAGTCAGTAATAGAGATACGAGTTTTTGCTCCAGGATTCTTTGTCTTAACCATAGTTACATTACCATCAACCTTAGTCTTGATCTTTTTTCCTTTATTATCTACTTTAACCTCTCTAGACTTAAGTACTTTCTTCTCCCCTCCAGCTAAAGAGCTAACCTCTTTCATACTGTAGAAACGATCCTTACCTGTCCCCTTCTTCCAAGGCATGGTAACAGATAAACTTTTCTTTACCTGCTCACCTGTATTAGTGTCTAAGGTAGTCTTACCCTTTGTAAGAACTCCAGTTTTTTTGTTGTACTTAAGAGGGCTTTTTACACTCTCTCTTCCATTGCGAGGCTTGTCCATTTTATTTTTTATTTATACAAACAAAGATATAAGAAAAAAATGTAAATTGCAGCCATGAAAAAGCAAAAAAGTAAATGCCCTGAGTGTGGATACTATAACGCTCATCAATTAGGATGCTCTCAGATCGGCAAAAAGCCACTCCTATGCGATATAATCAAGGACTATAAGTCAAGTCTCAACTCTGGAGAGGAATACAAACTTCCTAATAATATTTAAAATTGTTAATAACTTAATTTGCATATTGTTTTCAGTTATTCGTACATTTGTGAAAATAAAAAACAATTATGGAAAAAATGAGACTTACAGATGGAACAGCTGAAGATTTTTTGCAAGCTGCTCAACTTTTTATTACTGAGATTTTAGCTCTAAACCTTGAGAGATCAAATGAGGAAATCATCCAAACATACAGAGGATTCAGCGGTGATATTGCAACGCTAGCAGAATCTATATTTAATGACATGAGAGCAGATAAAGATTTTGTTAAAAACGCAGAAGAGTTCCGTAAGGAAGTTGAAAAAATGCCAATAGAAGACTATAATGAAGATAGTGAAGCAGTTAGTGTATGAGCGTATGCTCCGAAAGAACTTTAGCGAGGATCTCTCCGATGATTTAAAGCTAGAGGTATTGACGTGGGTACTCTCTCAAATGAATAAGAAAGAAAAGTAATAGCTCCGTTGGCCAGGGGATCGTAAAACACAGACTGCCTCTTAACAATGCACACTATCTGTTCTCATCGTATAGGAGATAGAGTTAGCCTTCTCGATGTCGTTTAAAAAGGCACATAGGGGAGTGGCGGAATTGGATACGCTATGTTATGTACAGATACTAAGCTGAAGTGAGATTGCTGTACTAAGCTCACATCCTGAATGCAGGTTCGAATCCTGCCTCCCTTGCAAACTTAAAACTGAATAAAATGTCTGGAGGAGCTTTTGACTACAACCAACGCTTAATTGCGGATATCGCTGATGAGATTGAGGATCTTATCAAAATGAACGGTGCTAAAAAAACTGAGGAGGAATTGAAAGATTACCCCTGGAAAACAGAGGAGTGGTACAAGGAGTTCCCTGATGAACTTTATCATTACAAGTACCCCGATGAGGTCGTGGAAGAATTTAAGAATGCCGCCAAATATTTAAGAATAGCCTATGTCTACGCCAAAAGAGTAGACTGGTTAATCTCTGGAGATGATGGAGATGAAACATTCTTAGAACGATTAAAAGAGGAGTTAAGCAAATTGAAAAACAATGAGTAACAAGAAACAAACATCTGTAGACTTTCTCTTTGAAAAACTATGGGACACGCCAAAGGACAAGTTCGAATGGAACGCAATCCTCGAAAAAGCTAAGACGTTACACAAATTAGAAATCCTCTCTGCCTTTGTAACAGGAGAGTTAGACTCAGTTGATTATTTTGATGGAGTGAATGACTGCGAGGAAGTTTATTACAACAAAACATTTAAACAGGAATGACACCAAAGGAAAAGGC